CGATCCGGCTTTGATGCGCTCGCGTTTGGCGTTGATGTTACTGTAAAGACCTGGTTTCATATCAGCACTTCCATCGTTTGAGCGCCGCTTTGGCGCGTTCGCCATCTTTGGCCTTGGCGGCTACCCCGCCCATGCGTGCACAAAAGCTCGCCTTGCGCCCCTTGTCTGCTTCTGTCTTGGGATTAGGCGCGGGCGCTTTCAGATTGCTGCCGGTCGCGCGATTGTATTTTTCACGCCCCTTGGCCGTCAGCCCAGCGCCTTGGCTGGTGGGGCGTTTCTCGCCGCGTCCCACTGACAGGCTGACAGACTTTTTAGTCATGCGCCCATCCAGCCGGTTGCGCCTGCGGTGCGGTCGCTGTAGTGGCGACGGGGCATGGCTGCGCGGGGTTCGCGGGAGGCGACTGGAAATGCGAACGTCACCGCGATCGCATCGGCGGCGTCAGGAGAAGCTAGACCCCTGGCTTTCATATCCTTCTTGCTCTCCAAGAAGATCGTACCGCTTGAGTCGGGTTTGGTCTTAGGCCCGGTCAGATCCGCCTTCAGTTGCCTGTCTGGCGCGATCGACGCGGTTTTTAACCAGTCCCGCAGCGCACCCCACAGCTCAGCGCGCTTGTTACCCCACATCACTTGGTTCTTGGCTTTCCAGCCAAAGTTGACCCCACGCACCTTATACCGCTGTTCAACCAGCCGGTCAAGTATGCCATACCCCAGCCCACCCTCGTCGATCACCGTCAGCGTCGGTTTGTATTCCTCGATCGCGTCGATGACGTGCCCCACAGTCGTCATCGTATCATCACCCCGGTACCGCTTAATCGCGATGATGTCACGCCCTTGGCGCACCGCGATGACCGTCGAGTCACCGCCCGACCTGGCTGGGTCGATGCCGATCACAATTGGCGCTGTCTCGTCTTTGTGCTTGGGTCGGCCAAACGCCTGATCGACCAGCGCGGGTCCGATGAACTGGTCGTCACCTGCGCTTGGAAACTCCCCGTACACCTCGACCTTGGCCTGTATCGAGTCTTCGCCGTACTCCGCGATGATTTGTTCGTAGACCTGCTTGTCGGTGTCTTCGACATCACGGGCGTCGATGTTTTCGGTCGACCAAAAGTCGCGCTTGGAGTTGAAGCACTCAAAGAAGTAGCCTTGATTGCGGCGCGGATTGGAGAAAGCAAACCAGAACCTGTGCGGCGTGTTTTCTGTAAAGAAGCCGGCGGCCACTTGCCAGATAGAGTCTGGAATACCAGACGCCTCATCGAAGATCAAACACACGCCGTCCAGGTTGTGCAGACCGGCGTAAGCGTCCGGGTTCTCTTCCGACCATAGACGCCCCTCGATCGACCAGAAGCGCGTGCCTTTCTTCAAGTCCCGTTCGACGATTTCCGCCAGCCATTTAGCCGGCGCGACCTTGGTCGCGCTGATCTCAAACCAATGGCTGTTGATCATCATCGCCAGCCACTTGGTGATCTCTGACCAGGTGATACTGCGGAGCTGCGCCTCACTGTTAGCCGACACGATCGTCGTGGATCCTATACGCGTTGAGAGCATCCACAGCACAAGCCAACTGACTAGCGCGGACTTACCGATCCCTCGGCCTGACGCTACCGCAGACCGCAAGACGTTGTAATCAACCCGCCCACTGTTGTCTTTGATGTGCTGCGTGATCTTCCGCAGCACCTGGCGCTGCCACTTGCGCGGGCCTTTGTAGTTGGCCAGTGGCGTGCCGTGCTGCCCCCACGGGAACGCAAAATTTACAAACGCTTCCGGGTCGTCTTTGATGCGCGGCTGCCAGAGCCGCGTCATCAAGAGCATTTCATCAGAGGCGTTGTAGATCGGCTGCTGCAAGTGTTGGCTCCAGTCGCTCTGTTACCTGCACGTCGATGACGCGCTGCTCTGCCTTCTCAAGCGCCGATATTACGCTGATCTGCTGCGCTACGTCGATCTGCACTTGTTGCTTAGCCACCCAATCGTGTCTGTGACGAAGGATCTCTAACGCCGCTTTGGTGTCGCCTGACATAGCTGCGTCCATCATCACAGCCGCAAGCGCCCCTTCTGCGTCAGCGCGCCCCTTCTGTTCTGCCATCTCGGCGATGGGGTCCATCTCGCACAGACGCCGATACTCGGTCGGCAACATGCCGGCTTTCAACGCCAACGAGTCACCTTTTAGACCCAACTTGGCAGCCTCATAGATGCGCTGCAAGCGCGCCTCGGTCGCCTCTAGTTTGCGCGCGGTAAGCGGCAAGGATTGGAAGGTCATGGCCAGATGGTGTGCTGCAAATAGTGTTACAAGTAATTATAGCATTTTGCAAAAAAATTTGTGCAACCCCTCCGTTTTTGACCGGCCCGGTCGCCGGCCCCCACCGGGGGCTCTCGCCCACGCGGCCCCAAGCTGCCTGCCCGCCTGCCCGCCTGCCCGCCTCGCTGGGTGGCGTGGGGTAGTGCCCCGTCAACCGGCAGTCCGTGGGGTGGCGTGGGGTAGCACCCCACGGATCGAAGGACGCTTGCCTGGTAGCACTTGGTCATGCGAAACGTGGGCAGCGTGGGGTAGTCCGATGCCAAATTGCTTTTATGTTTTGCGTGGGGTACCCCATGCTACCCAGGGCGGGGCGTGGGGTTGCGGGCGCCGAGTGTGGGGTGCCGTGGGGTAGTGCCCCGCCTATTGTTTATCTTACAATTCATATACCTGTATATATATACAGTATAACAAATAACACTTTATATCTAATATCCAATACCCCACAGCACCCCGCTCGAGGGGCACGTCTACAATCCGCAGCGCCCCGCGCCTCACCCCAGCTCACCCTGCAACACGTTGCGTCGCGCCCCGCAACACGTTTTGCGTGGGGTAGTGAAAAACGGAACAAACTTTAGAGCACCGCTTGACAACGCAACAAGACTTGTTGCAGAATGCACCCATGCGCTCGCGTGAGCGCGTCAACAACCTGGAGCAAACAACATGACCAAGCACCAACAATCAACCATCAACACCACACTCGCGCGCCTGCCCGCGCTCGGCGCTGACTATGCCGCGCGCGTGCTGTCCGCTTTGCACCGCTCCGCCATGCGCGCCACGCAGCAACGCGAGATCGCCGCGATCGCAGCTGCGCATGGGCTGACCCGCTCGCCTGACTGGATTGTCTAACCATCACCCGCGCGCCTACGGGCGCGCTTTCAACCCTTGGAGACTGACCATGAAAATCACTATCGACCACAGCATCATCAAAGCCCTTCTAATCTGCGCCGCTAAGCACGACATTCGTTATTACCTGAAAGGCGTGTGCGTCGACGCGCGCGCCAATGGTGACGTCGTGCTAGTCGCCACTGACGGTCACCGGCTGCTCGCCTACCCTGTCGCTGTCGACAATATCGAAGCGCTCGCGCCCGGCGAGTACATCATCCCGCGCGAGGCGCTCGAGGCAGTCAAGCCCGCGAAAGCTGGGCGTATCACGCTGCCGATTCACATTGACATCACAACGGAACCTGATCAGCCTGATCCCGAGCGCGTCGGCGTGACGATCAAGGGCAAAACCAGTATCACCGTCACGGGCGCCACCAGCGCCGTCACGGCGCCGATTGACGGGAAGTTTCCTGACTGGCGCCGGATTGTCCCTGCGTCAACATCCGGCGAGATTGCGCAATTCAATGCCGACTATGTGAGCGGGTTCGGTGACGTTTGCAAGCTGCTGGGCGGATCGTACGGACCCTACATCAATCACAATGGCAGCGCGCCAGCCGTCGTCACTAACCTGCCCGGCGCTTTAGGTTTGATCATGCCCTTTCGCCTTGACGGTGACGAATTGAAGTACACGGGCAAGCCCGCGTTCGCCCTTTAACCCTCACGGGCGCCGCAAGGCGCCCTCTTTCGGAGCTACACCATGCAAGAGCATCAAATCGAATGGACCCGCGTCAAGAATGACGTCAATGGTAATCCGCGCCATGTCTGTCACTTTACAGACCTTGAAACCTTTAACACCCGATTCCATGCGCGCGTCAACATGACAATATCGGATCGGTACGCTCGCGCGGTGAAGTGGGCGAACAAGCTGGGCGGCCGCAAGTTTCACAATAAATCGTTTGGTGGCGGAATTGTTTTCACCGCCTACGATTGCGAATTAGAAGGTATCGTCGCGCGTATTTACGCCATGCAGGAGGGCAAGTGATGACCTTCGAAGAATGGCTTAATCGCCCCGTTTATCGGGTGCAAGTTACCACGGCGCGCGAACTGTCGCGCCTAGTCGGTCTTGACCCGCTCGCTGCGCATGCGACTATCGGCGATAGCCCATTATTGCACTTTCGTCTGTTACCCGCGCACCGCACCGCGCGCTCGCTGGCAATCCGCAAGTTGGTCGCCGATCGCATGCGCGTCCTTCGCCGCGCTCATGGCCGCGGCGCCACCGTCAAATATGTAGGAGCCTGACCATGCCATCAAATCTCATCGAATGGACCATATTTATCGGCGCCGGTATCGCGCTCGGGCTTGTACTCTTTTTGGGATTATCAGCATGAGCGATCCATTTTTGGACCTTATTAAACTGTCACCTGTCAAAGTGCCATCGACAATTCCCGCACACTATTGGCACTGGGCGTGGGTGTTGCGACGAGCGTCTAAGGGTTTGCCAATTCCGCGTGTAGACCTCAAAAGCATTCTTGTTCGGTCAAAACCAATCCAACTATGATCGCCGCGACCATGAAAACTATTCGCTTTGCAGACATCCCTCCGTACGCCAAATTCATTGGCGCTGGCTACCCTGACGGGTTCATTGATGAGTCGATCGCAGACGCGCTCGACATGGCCCTTGATCCCGTCAAGGTCCGCGCGCCTGACGGGTCAATGCTCTACTTTGAACTAGCGCGCGAAATCGAATGACAGCGGCCATCCTGATCGGTCTGCTAGTCGCGGTGCTCGCGGTCGCCTTGCGGCTCTAGCACCCTCAAAAACAACAAGGGCACCCGAAGGTGCCCTTTTTTATTTGACGGCGCGCAAAGCGCCACCACCCGGCGGGCGCTCCGACAAGCGCCTCAGTTCAGCCTTGCCCAGCTCCGCAAGGTCAGGCGCGCAGTACAGATGACGTTTCGTCGGATGCTCGCGCGAGTGACACATCCCACAATCCAACCATCCCGCCTCAGCCAGCGCGTGAAACAGTGCCGATACAGGCACCCGCGCCCCGGACGGCGCCAGAGCGCTCAGACGGCCGCAAAGTTCTTGCCAAGGGGCAGACACCACGCCCGAGGAAAACTCGCCTATACGCCCTCTAATCAATTCCAAAAGGTAGGATTCCACGGGTGACATGCCCGCTTCGGTCATCATCCGTTTGGCTTCGGTCACCATAGGCGTGGCACCAGGTTCGAACGCCGAGACATCACGGGCGCGCAGCCACCCGGCCACGGCCTCACGCCCGCCGGCCATATACCATGCCCAGAGCGCCGACGATTCCGCTTCGGTCATTCTCGGCGCTGCGGTCCAGATGACGAACCAGCGCCGATCGTCGGACGGGAGCGCGATCGGGATGCGCTCATTAGAGAACGCCACCACTAGCAAGCGGTTCGCGCTCATGTAAGGCGCAAGATATTTTCGGTTGACGGGCAGCACTTCAGGCGGCGCAGCGAGTAGCGGCTTCAATTGATTCTCGAGCGCGCGACGGTCTTTGGCCTCGGCCTGTCGCAACTCATTAACAACCAGCACTTCCGACTCAAGCGCGTAACCCCACGATGACGTCACTTCTTCGTTCCGCACCAGCGCCACGTTGCCCAAGTCCTTACCGCCGATCGCGTACAAAAACGGGGCAAAAAGACTATCCTTACCGCAACCCGGCACGCCCGCGAACAAAATGCCGTGATTGACCTTGACCTTAGGATGCTGGACCTTAAAGGCCAGCACGTTTAACAGATGCTCGCGCTCGCGCGCGTCAGGCACCAGGCGCTCGACGTGCGCGAGCCACGGCGACACGTCACCCGACCGGCCCTCGGGGCGCGCGTCACGCCAGCGGTTCCCGTACGCAAGCCCGTCACGGGCGCAGATGATCGACTCGCCCGCAGCGTAGGTCAGCCCCTCCAGCACCCGCGCGCCCATCTTCTGCCGGTTCTCATCGAAGCTGATCGACGCCTCGACCCGGCGCTTCTTCGCGCCCGTGGCATGCACCGACCAGCACGTCACATGGCGATAGAGCGCGTTGAAGGTCTGGCGCGTCAATTCGCGCCGCTCGATCAGGTCAAAGTAGCAATCCCCGTCCGCGACATAGGCATACCGTTCAAACCACTCGGCCTTCTCTAACCGTCCGGCCTCACGGCGCTCGACCTCGGCCACGACCGCAGCCGCAGCGTCGGGATAATCCTCGGTCGGCGTCAGGCGCGACATGACCTCGGACATGCGCTGCGTCAGCAGCTCGTCGCGCAGGCCAGGCGTATGCTTCGGCCCGCCCTGCTCGGCGACCCATTCAAGAAACCGCGCGCTGTCCCAGTCACCACAATGGCCGTGATAACAACAGTACGCGCGCGTGAGGCCCAGATACCGGCCCTCGGGGTTCCCGTCGCTGTGGTCGGCGCTGTTCGGGCAGACGACCCCGGCCCAGCCCTCCGGGTTTGGACGCGACAGCACCAGACCTTGCGCCGACAGCCACGCCAACACGTCATCGGCCCCATCGTCCGACAGGCGCACGGGCCGCACGCCCGCGCTATCGTCCGGCCCCGGGTCGACGCCCAGCGCGGCGCAAAGGTCCGGCAGGCGATAGACCCGTTCAGGATGGAACTCGACCAAACGCGCTTGAAAGCCGCCCTTGTCAGGCTTCAGGTTGACCGAGCCCGGTAGGCGGAAGTTCCGCACCGGATTGATCGCGCCAGGGTCCGAGTAGCCGGCTTCGGCAATCGCGCGGATAGCGGCGCTGTAAGCCGCTTTAGTCGGTTGATCCTCGGGGTCGAAGGCATAGCCCCACTGATACGATCCGGGCGACGTCTCCATGATCCAAGTCGGCGGCACGGGCGAGGCGCGCGGCGCCTTGGTGGGCTCGCCCACGTCATCCAGCACCATCACCAGCACATAGTCGACATTGGCCGCGCTCGCAGACGGGCGCCCCTGCTCGAACCGATCAATGACAAAGCTGCCGGTGTTGCCGTACCAGGCGCCCTCACGCACTTTCGATAGGTCCGGCAACGATGCCGGCCATGACGCCTTCAAGGCGCCGTCGGCGTGGTACTGCAATTCGCCGTTCGCGTCACGGCGTGGCTTCTGGCGCACAAATAACGCTGTCTCGCCCTCGGGCGCCAGACTGATGATAAAATCAACGAAGTTCAACGCTTTCTCCTGTGGTTCACGCCCGCCTGCCAGCGGGCGTTTTTATTTACCGTAAACGGCCATGATCTTGGCCTCAACGGCGAGCGGCAACCCCACCGCCCATGCCGGCGGGGTCACCATGATACGCTCAAGCTCGGCCCGCACCCGTTCAGGTTCAGCCGTCTCGATAACGATCTCGTCATGC